TCATGCAGCTTCTCCAACTTCCGCGTGCATTTCGCACGCCAGCCCGGCCAGTCCATCCATCCGCAATCTCAGGTTCAGGCTGTCAGTGCCGATGTCGACCCGTTCGACCAGCAGGGTCACGATGCGGGCCTGCTCGGCAGGAAACAACTCGTCCCACAGCGGATCAAGGCGGGTCAGTGCCTCGCGGGCATCCGTCTCGGTGATCTCGCCGTCTCGAGCGCGTGCCGCCTTCCATGTCCCCGCCACGATTTCAGGTTGGCGAAACACAGCGCGGATCTGATCGATGACGGCAGCCTCGATCTCCCCTGCGGGCACGCGCCCCACGGGGCATGATCCGGCACCATGCTTCAGGACGGTCTGGCTGACATAGTAGCGGTAAAGCCGCCCGCCCTTGCGGGTATGCGTTGGTGAAAATGCAGCCCCATCCGGGCCATAGAGCAGCCCTTTCAGCAGCGCTGGCGTGTCGGCGCGGGTGCGCGCCGCGCGTTTGCGCGGGCTTTCGGTCAGGATGGCATGAACCTTGTCCCATGCCTCGCGTTCGATGATCGCCGCATGTTCGCCGGGATAGCTGGTTCCCTTGTGCACTGCCTCGCCGATGTAGACGCGGTTGTTCAGCATCCGGTAGATGAACTTCTTGTCGATTCGGTGCCCGCGAGCAGTGGTGACGCCACGCTCAGCAAGCTCGCGTGCCAGTTCGGTGCCCGAGCCGATCTCGATGAACCGGGCGAAGACCCAGCGGACATGGCCGGCGTCGGCCGGGTTTTCGACTAGCTTGCGGTCTTTCACGAGATAGCCCAACGGTGGCACGCCGCCCATCCACATCCCCTTCCGGCGTGAGGCGGCAATCTTGTCCCTGATGCGTTCGGCCGTCACCTCGCGCTCGAACTGGGCGAAGGACAGCAGGATGTTCAACGTCAGCCGCCCCATCGACGTGGTGGTGTTGAACGATTGCGTCACCGAAACGAAGGTCACGCCGTTGCGGTCGAACACCTCGACCAGCTTCGAGAAATCCATCAGAGAGCGCGACAGGCGGTCGATCTTGTAGACGACCACAACGTCAACCAGCCCATCCTCGATATCGGCCAGAAGCCGTTTCAGGCCGGGGCGTTCCAAGGTTCCGCCGGAAATGCCGCCGTCGTCGTATTGATCGCGCACCAGCACCCAACCCTCGGATCGTTGGCTGGCGATGTAGGATTCGCAGGCCTCGCGCTGGGCATGCAGGCTGTTGAACTCCTGCTCTAGCCCTTCCTCGGAGGATTTGCGCGTGTAGACCGCGCAACGCAGCTTGCGGACGACGGGTTTGTTCATGTGGTCCTCCGGTGGTTTTTCAGCCCGAAGAACACCCAGCCGTTCCAGCGTGTGCCGGTGATGGCGCGCGCGATAGCGGACAGCGACTGGTATGGTCGCCCCTGCCATTCGAAGCCGACGGCAGTGACGGTGACGATTTGTTCGACGCCCTGCCACTCGCGCAGCAACCGCGTGCCGGTGATGGGTTTCAGATCGGCCCGAATGCGGCGCGTAGTGATGTTGCCTCCGTCAAGCTGCTCGCCCAAGGCTTCCAGCCGCTTGATCGTTTCGGGTTTCAGCCCGCCATAGGCCAGTTCCTGGATCCGGTAGGCCAATCGGCTTTCCAGATACCGGCGATTGAACGGCGGCGGTTCGGTTTCGAACAGGTCGCGCCACTGCTGCTTCAAATCAGGCGTCGGGGTGGTCTTCAGCGCCGCCAGGCGCGCTGGGATGGGATCGGGTTTGCTCATGCTGTTCTCCTGTGCGTTGGAGTTGCATGAAGGCATTGGTCGGGCGGACAGTGTAGGCAACTTTCTCCTGTCTTGTCAGAGACTTCACCTCGTTGCCGCATTCGCAACCGGATCAGGCCAAGCGCCAGCAGGCCGCACAATTCGGCGCGGCGCTGGGCGGGGGTCATCGCCGAAGGGGCGAGGGGATTTGGGCGGCGGAGGGGACCGGGATCGAACATCATGGATCGAACGGTGCGCGATTGCCGCCGCTATCGCGACCTCGGAAGGGGTCAACCCCTGGCCGGGTAAATGGCCCAGGAAAGGGTGGACCCCTTCAGGTGTTGCAACATCAGAGTGGGTTGAGCGGTTCAACTGTTCGTATTATGTTCAGGGCTCTCACCCCGATGATTCAGGAGATTGCCATGGCGCTGGAAACGCTCGACCGTACGCTTTGGAGCCATGCCGAGGCGCTGGCGCATGTGCAGGCGGTGGTGGTCGCGCGGCGGGCCTTCGAGGCGAGCCAGCGCCCTCCCGCGCCGCCGCGCCCGGTTCATGCCTGGGAGCAGCCGCAAGATCCGGTCGTCGCCTGGAAGGCCGAGGCACAGGAGCAGATGCAGATCGCCCTGCGCGACGGCGATCTGCATGCGCGGGGGCGTTACTCTGAAGAACGGACGCATGGCTGGGGACAGGGCGGCAACGGTACAGGGTTCGGCCTGCATTCCGGCTACCACAGCAGCATCCGGCCCGAACAATGGCGGGAGGGGAAGTTTCTCAACGGCAAGCTGACGGCGATGCTGTGGGAGTTCATCGACATCCGAATGCCGCGCTTCATGGTGCTAGCGATCTGGCCGGGGTTCGTGGCGCCTGCCGCGCCGGTCGCCCTGCCGGACGAGCCCTACACGACGCCCTATCTTGACCTCATGCAGGCCGCGATCACCCGGTTCGGAATCTCCGGGCTGAGCCAGGAGAAGAAGGAATGCCTGTCGGACTGGTTCGTCGAACAACGCGTCGAGGGCGAGCCATTGTCGCGCAACCTCGCCGATGCCATGGCGACATTGGTCCGGCTGCCCTCGGCGCAGCGTGGCGGCGCAAAGCGGGTGACCGGCCCCGATCTGCGGCAGGCGGGCTGAGACCGTCCATCATCAGAGTGGGTGCTACCCAACTCGCGACCGAGCCGGGAAAGGGGTGAACCGTTCACCCCTTTCGCGCTCGGGTGGGTTGACCCCACCATAGCTCAGCGTTCCTTGACGGCCCGCAGAACGGCCTGCCGACCCCCTTGGGGTCCACCCTTGATCTGATGTGTTTTCATATGGTTGCCGGAAGGGGTCCACCCTTTCCGGCGGGCGGGCGGCGTGGTGGGTGGACCGCTTCCGAGGTCGCGGACAGGTGCGGAAAGGCGGCAGAACCGGGTGCGATAGCGCCCTCAACCCGGTTCCGAACGCCCGTGTACACCTGCCACCGCCATCCCCTGTGCATCGTCGCTGCCGCCTCTCGGGCGACCGGCATGTGCGGGCGCGTCCCATGGCGTCAGCGATGAGCGGCCGGGACTGGCAGGCCTTCGACGCAGAGCTGCGCGCCCGGGCCCCGGAGATCGCGACGGAGTTGCTGGGCAAGCCCGTCTTTCGCGCCGGGCAGGAATGGCGCTGGGGCAGCAAGGGCAGCCTGTCGGTCGTGATCGGCGGGGCCAAGGCCGGGATGTGGTTCGACCACGAGGCGGGCGACGGCGGCGGGCTGGTCGATCTGGTGGCGCGCGAGAAAGGGTTCAACCGGACCGAGGCGCTCGACTGGACCGCCGACCGGATCAGAATGCCCGGGAGGTTGGGGGCCAGCGAGTGGCGGCAAAGGCGTGGCGGCCCGGCAAACCTCCGATCGGAGCCACGGATAGCCGACACGGCACCTGCACATGATGGACTTCTATCCGACATTTCCGCCGAACCCGCACCAACCGCCCGGGCAGATGAGGCCGCCCTCCGCGCCGCCCGTACCTGGACCGCCGCTTGCCCGGCTCCCTCCAATCATCTTTATCTCGTCCGCAAACAGGTCGTGCCGCTCGGTCTGCGCTGCGATGCCCGTGGTCATCTGGTCGTGCCGCTGCAGGATGCGGACGGCCGCCTTCACAGCCTCGAGACCATTGACCCAGACGGGGCCAAACGGTTTCTCGCTGGCGGCGCAAAGCGTGGGCATTTCTGCGTTATCGGTTTGGACCCGGCGCCGATGCCGGACCCCTCCGGCCCGATCCTGATCTGCGAAGGCTGGGCCACCGGCGCGAGCCTGGCGATGGCAACTGGCCACACCGTAATCGCAGCCATGGACGCAGGCAACCTGTTGCCGGTCTCGGAGGCACTGAGGGCGCGGTTCCCCGACGCAGATCTCGTGATTGTCGCCGACAACGACGCAAAGCCCGATCGCGACACCAACCCCGGCGTCGAGGCCGCACGGAAGGTGGCGCTTGCCGTCGATGCACGCATCGCTATCCCGGTGCTTCCGGGCGATGCCAACGATCTCTACTGCGCCGAGGGGCTGGATGCCGTCGCGGCGCTTATTGCCGGCGCCAGGAAGATCCCGTCACCGCCGCCGACATATCCCGCGCCAGCCCTGAACCCGCAGGAGGCGCGGGCCAGCCTTGTCGATGCCATCGCCCGCTTCATGACCGCTATCCCCGAATACTGGGCCGCCGTGGAAGCCGCCCGCGAGGCGGCGCGAGAAGCCGATGAGAACCGGGATCCGCTGGATTTCAATATGGTGGCACGCGCGATCGTTCCTCCCCTCCTCGGCCTGCCGGTGGATGTCGGGCTCGGCAAGACCTCAAGCGCGCGCGTGGCCATTGCCGACCTCATCAAATCGGGTGGCCTTGATGGTCGCAAGGTCGTCTATGCGGTTCCACGCCACGATCTCGGCGCCGAACAGGTCGCAGCCTTCGAGGCGCTCGGTCTGCGCGCCATGCTCTGGAAAGGCCGGTCTGCCCACGATCCGGAACCGAACAACCCCGACCGGCTGATGTGTCTCGACCCCGAGGCCACTTTCGACGCGCTGGAGATCGAGCATCCGGTCGAGCAGAGCTGCTGCAAGGTCAAGCGCGGTGGCGAGGTCCGTCTCTGCCCCCAATTCCACGCCTGCGGCTACCAGCGGCAGAAACCCGAAGCCCAGGCAGCGCAGGTCGTCGTCTGCGCCCATGACAGCCTGTTCCACATGAAGCCCGGGGTTGTCGGCGATGTGGGGCTGCTCGTGATCGACGAGGCTTTCTGGCAATCGGGCCTGCGCGGGCTCGACGGCAAGGCCACGCTGACGCAGGACGGTCTGGAGCCTGGCCGCAGCTCGCTTGCCTGCTATGGGGCCAAGGGCAAGATCGACCTGGCCACCACCGCTGATCTGGTCGCCGCCCGCAGCCGCCTGTTGAAGGCGTTGCAGGTCTGCGACCCGGGCCCCTTGCGCCTCGGGCTGCTGGAAGCCGTCGGCCTGACGCCCGAGGACTGCCGTCACGCCGCAACGCTGGAACGCCGCAGGATGCGCGACGCGGGGCTTTTGCCCGGCATGTCGCCAGTCGAACGCCGCAAGCGCATCGAGAAGGTCCTGCCGCCCCCGGGCGAACCATGGGCCCCGCCGGGGCGCTGCGCCACGCTCTGGCTGATCCTCGCCGAGGCGCTGGAGAACGGTCATGACGCCGCCGGGGCGGAACTGGTGCACGAGCGGACCGACAACGGTTCCGTCCGGGCATTGAAGCTGCGCTGGCGCAGCCGCCTGCGGGCGGGATGGGCGGCCGAGGCCCCGATCATGCATCTCGACGCAACGCTGCGGCCCGAACTGGTGCTGACCTACCTGCCGCGCATAGGCATCGGAGATCAGGTTTCCGCGCGCCAGCCGCATGTCCGCGTCCGTCAGGTCACCGGCAGCCCGACCTCGGCCCGCGCCCTGACGCCCGCGCCCGACGCCCCTGACCGCGACCGCAAGGCCGCCGTCAACCGTCTGCGCGACCTCACCGCCTGGATCGCGCTCCGCGCTCGTCAGAGCCACCGCCCTGCCGCCCGAGTTGATCTGCTGGTTGTCGGCCAGAAGGCCGCCGTCGACGCCCTGCGCGCCACTGGCCTGCCGCCCCGCGTGGAGGCGGTGCATTTCAACGCGCTGAGCGGGCTTGACCGCTGGGGCGATGTCGGCGGCATGATCGTGATGGGTCGCACGCTCCCCGCCCCGCGCACGGTCGAACTGATCGCCATGGCGCTGACCGGTCGCGTACCTGCGCCGAACCCAGAAGACGCGGGCTGGTGGTATCCACTGGCCGACCAGCGCATCCGGCTCGCGGACGGCAGGACTGCGCCACTCTCCACGGAGTTCCATGTCGACCCGATCACAGAGGCGGTGCGCTGGAGCATCTGCGAAGGCGAGCTGATCCAGGCCATCGGGCGCGGGCGCGGCGTCAACCGCACGGCCGACACGGTGCTGGAGATCGACCTGCTGACCGACGTCGTCCTGCCGGTGACCGTCAACGCGCTGGTGCCATGGTCTGACCTCAAACCGACCCGCCGCGACCTGATGGCACTGGCCGGAATCGTGCTGGAGAACGCGGCCGACATGGCGACCTGCTTCACCGATCTCTGGGCGACCGCCGACGCTGCCCGGCAGGACCGGTCGAGGAGTGTGACAAACTGCTATTATAGAGACCTCTATAATAGCCAAATGTCACACTCCTCTGCGGAGGTGACGTATCGCCCGATTGGTCCCGGCCATCGCGCCCGCACCGCCCGTGTCGATCTGTCCCGCATCCCCGATCCGGAAACCTGGCTCACCAACCGCCTCGGCCCGCTGGCGCAATGCGAAATCGCACTGTTTTCCGGCGTACAAGCCGTGCGCCAGGCACGCGTTGACGCGCTCGCATCCAGCCTGACCGCCAGCATGCAGGCTATCCTCGCCATCCGCCGCGCCGCCCTCGATGGGCTGACCGTCCGGCTGGAGGCGGCTGCGCCAGCTGGTCTGCAACAATCTGCAACCCCCAACCCAACAAAGGAAAAATGAACATGGGTTTCGACACATTGCGCGTCTACGACGCCGGGCACCTGTACGACGTGGAACTGCCGGACTGGTATCACGAGGCCGACCGACTATCCAATGAAGAGGGCCTGAGCTGGCATCAGGCGTTCACGCGTGTGCTGGGCTGCGGCGGCGTCCCACTCACCGATGATGGGTGCGAAGGAGGCTGGATCGAGGTGCGGTTCTGGCCGAGTGTGCGCGTGGGCATGTTTGTCCTGATCGATACGGAAGCTGACGTTGTCGAACAGGTCCTCGTACCAAACCCAACCGACTGGTTGCCCTTCCTGACCCAACACATAACGCCATTGATCGCGGCTGCGGCACAGGCGGCGTCTTCGTACCATCAACGCAAGCTGACACGCGCATTCATCGCATGGGCGCGCCACGGCGAAGGCAAACACATCGAGCGCGAGACGGGGCTGAGCGAGTTCGACCTCGACAACGATTGGGACCGTCGACGGGCCGAGCAGTTCCGTCAGGCCATGGCTCGGACCGACACGGGGGGCAGCGCATGACCGGGATGCGGTTCGTGCCCAAGGGGCACGGTGGCGAGCGGCGGGATCCGGATCGCGTGAAACGGGATGGCTGGCGCGACTAGGGTGTCCTCGCCGTCTCGGTCGACGACGAGCGCCTCAGCTGGCCCGAGAAGGAACTGGTCCGGCAACTCGGGGACCGTCTCTATGGCACTCGGGCAGAGATCGGGGAGGTGCATCGTGGCTGACTGGACGCCCACCATGGTCGACGCGCGGCTCGAAAGCGCTGCCGACGTCTTCCGGTCGCTGCCCGAGGTGAATCCGCAGGGCTTCTTCAACGCCTGGCCCGAGTATTTTCAAAGCTTTGCCGATCAGGTCGGCCAGGAGCCCCGGACGCGCCGCCCGCGCCACAGCCCACGCCAGATCACCGAGGCGGAAGAGACGCTGCTCTGGCCGCGCTGGCTGGACCCCTCCGACGCGCGACATCTCTGGTTGCGCGCCAATCGGCGCCCACGGAAACTGGTCTGCTGGGAACTCGGCATCAGCCGCGCCACCGCCAACCGACGCTGGCAGTACGGCATCGCCGTCATCACCTGGCGGCTGAACGGGCGGCGACTGTCGGCCAGAACGTCGATAGGCCACGTGATCCGGCAGGTATGGGAAGTTTGAATAACCGGACTTTCTTGTTAAATGTTCTGGCGCTATCCTTTAATAACGAGGGTGTGCAATTAAAGGAGGTGCCGCGATGCCAACACCGGAACAGACCCGCCTCGGCGCGCTCGTCGAAACCGTCGCCGGTGGCGAAAAGGTGCGGGCCTATGTGCCCCGACCCTTGCCGCCCGTGCCGCCGCTTGACCTTGCGCCCATGCTGAGGATCTACGACCGGGCAACTGCGGCTGTCGGACGGCTGGACGGCGTGACCACGATCCTGCCATCCACACCCCTGTTCCTGTTCATGTATGTGCGCAAGGAAGCGCTGCTGTCATCGCAGATCGAGGGCACGCAATCGTCGCTGTCGGACCTGCTGCTGTTCGAAAGCGACGAGATCCCACAAGTTGCCATCGACGATGTGAGCGAAGTCTCGAACTATGTCGCGGCCGTCGAACATGGCGTGCAGCGCCTGCGCAGCGGGTTTCCCCTGTCCCTCAGGCTGATCCGCGAGATGCACGACATCCTCTTGCAATCCGGTCGTGGCGCATCGAAACAGCCCGGCGAGTTCCGGCGCTCGCAGAACTGGATCGGCGGCACCCGCCCCGGCAATGCCCTGTTCGTGCCGCCGCCGCCCGACCGGCTGCCGGACTGCCTCGATGCCTTCGAACGCTTCCTGCACAGCGACGATCCGGCCATGCCGCCGCTGATCCGGGCGGGACTGGCTCATGTCCAGTTCGAGACGATCCACCCGTTTCTGGATGGCAACGGGCGGCTCGGCCGGTTGCTGATCACGCTGATCCTGTGCGATGCAGGGGTGCTGCGCGAGCCGATCCTCTATCTCAGCCTGTTCCTGAAATCGCGGCGGGATGATTACTACCGCCTGCTGCAGGAGGTTCGGCAGGCGGGAGCCTGGGAGGCATGGATGGAATTCTTCCTGACCGGCGTGGCCGAAACCGCCGAACAGGCCGCCGACACCGCAAGGGAGCTTTTCGCACTGTTCGAGGCAGACCGCCAGAAGATCAACCGGCTTGGTCGCGCCGCTCCCTCCGCGTTGCGCGTGCATGAATTGCTGCAAGGCCGCCCGATCCTGACAATCCAGTCGGCGTCGAAGGCGCTGGGGATGTCGTTCCCCACAGTCGGGGCGGCACTGGATCACCTGCGCGAGGCCGGGATCGTGCGCGAAACCACGGGTCGGCAACGGGGCCGCATCTTCGCCTATTCCTCCTATCTGGGCCTGCTGGACAAGGGTAGCGAACCTTTGCCCGCCTGATGCCGGGCGCGATGTGGGCCTCGGATGTCTGTCAATCCCTTGATCGTGCGTGAGACATTTTCCGGTGAGACACCGGAAGGCAAGACAGATTCCGATTCTGGCGCTAAAGGTTTCCTATGCTCGGTGTCGTGCGCTGAACGAACAGCGGGCTGTCGAACGCTGAAACGGATGCCGTGGTGGACCCCAGAGTCCGGGCCGAAATCCAGATCGGGGTCCAGACGGTTCGAAAGGCGAGTGGCAGGCGGTTGACGGGGCGCGAGGGTGGAGAACGGTTTTTCTGATCAACCGGTGACCGAACGGGACTGCGCGGAAACTCTAACCCTTTGTTTTCCGGTTCCTTTCCGGCTGAAAACGTATGCTGGCGGGCGAAGCGCGGCACATCGCTAGCGACAGGGCCGGATTTTTGGGAAGCCACCCCCTCGGGAAGCCACCGGAAATCTGCCGAGATAGCACAATAAAACAGGCACTTGGCTGGTGGACTCCGGAGTGGACACCCCCGGACTCCTGCGACCGATGAAATCCAGTGTGGATTCCACATCCGGGGTCCAGCCCGGAAGCCAGCCCACACTTCAACAGGACGCCCCAAATGACCCTCAGCTTTGCCCCGGAGCGCATCGAGCAATGGCCGCTCGAGCGCCTGCAGCCCTATGCGCGGAATGCCAAGACGCATGGCGCCGACCAGGTCGCGAAGATCGCAGCCAGCATGGCTGAGTTCGGCTGGACCGTACCTTGCCTCGTGGCGGAGGATGGCGAACTGATTGCAGGGCACGGTCGGGTGCTGGCGGCGACACAACTGGGGCTGAGCGATGCACCGGTGATCGTGCTTGGGCACCTGACCGAAGCGCAGCGGCGGGCTTACCGGATCGCTGACAATAAACTAACAGAATTAGGAACTTGGGATGAAGCCCTGCTGTCGGCGGAGTTGAACGACCTGCTGGCTGAGGATTTCGACCTGTCGCTTGTCGGTTTCTCCGATGGCGAGTTGGACAAGCTCTTGGCCTTCGTGCCGGAGGGGGATGGGCAAGAAGGTGGCGCCGGGGGCTCCGTGCCGCCGGTGACCATCCCCGAACCGCCCCGAAACCCGGCATCGCGCACCGGCGATCTGTGGATCCTTGGCGACCACCGGTTGCTGTGCGGTGACAGCACCAGCGCTGCCGATGTGCGCCGCCTGATGAACGGCGAGCGGGCGATCCTGTTCGCGACCGACCCGCCTTACCTCGTCGATTACGACGGCTCGAACCACCCGACCCGGAACAAGGATTGGTCGGCGTCCTACGGCACGACTTGGGACGACAGTTCGCAGGGGGCGGAACTCTACGACGGTTTCATCGCGGCGGCCGTGGCGGAGGGCATCGCAGAGAATGCCGCCTGGTATTGCTGGCACGCCTCGCGCCGCCAGGCAATGCTGGAAGCCTGCTGGGAAAAGGCGGGGGCCTTTGTGCATCAGCAGATCATCTGGGTGAAGGACCGCGGGGTTCTGACCCGGTCGCATTACCTCTGGAAACACGAGCCCTGCTTCATGGGCTGGCGGCGGCCGAACCGCCCGCCGAAGGTGGCCGAGGAAACCCTCGCGTCGACATGGGCGCTGCCCAGCTTCGCCAAGGATGAACGGCCCGACCATCCCACGCCCAAACCGCTTGACGCCTTCGGGATCCCGATGCGTCAGCATGTGGCGCGGGGCGGGCTTTGCTACGAACCGTTCTCGGGCTCCGGCTCGCAGATCATGGCGGGCGAGGCCAATGGCCGCCGCGTGTTCGCGATGGAGATCAGCCCGGCCTACATCGATGTTGCCGTCGAACGTTGGCAGGCGGACACGGGACGCGAGGCAATTCTCGACGGCGACGGCCGGACCTTCGCGCAGGTGAAAACCGAGCGGCTGGGCGCTAATTTGGCCGCGCCCGAGAGCAACGCGACCTGAAGGCGTGGCTCTACATTCCTTTGGTTTGCATGTCGAATCCGATATTTACGATTTCTGCTTACCTTGCGGAAAATAGCGCTTGTAGGTCGACCGAAGTCGACCAGCGGTACAAGGCCTGCGCCGCAGAGAAGCTGCCTTCGATCAGCATTTCTTTGTCTCGTGTATAATCATAAGGCCATTCAACACGGCGAGTCACTAGTGTAGTCCCATTAATGAGTTGTTGCTCCAATCGGCGCGCTGCCGCGCCTGAAATGCATCCTTCCCTATCAGTCGTAATCGCGGGGTTGCTACCAACGCGGATGGCGCCACTTCGACCAGGGAAGTCATGTCCGATGATGCAGGCGCTCAAAATTGAACCATTCGCACTAACAGTCTGATACAAGCCACCATCATTTCCGATTCCTTGCGGCAGAACGTTTATCCGACAGGTTGTTCTGTCAGTTACCCTGTCTTTACTGCAACCACCAAGGACCTTTACACGCTTTGGTGCGAGCAGGATGTCAGGATCGGTTGAAAATGGTACTTCAATGGGAACGATTTCGATATCCCGCGGCGAAGGCCCATAATTGTAGTAGTCTCCTGTCTGTTCAATCCTACCGCGCCTTTGCATCGTGTTTGTTGCCGAATAGACTTCAAGCGTTTCGCTCGGGCGGAATCCCCCACCTAGCTCCGATGCAGCGCGACTGGACGAAAATTGTGGGGTTGGGCCGTCCTCCATACATCCCATTAGAAGAATGTTTGTGAATGCAATGAGGGTCAGACTTGAAATTCTCATGATATTCTTGCTCCAGTTCTCACTTAGGCGCCGATCCGGTGGTAGGCTTGTCCGAGCAGTACATGTCACAGGATTTCACTTTTATCTATGATTACTAGCGGCATGCGGGTCAATGGTGAAAGGCCTGCTTGGCCGCCAGCTCCTGGTGACGCCGATGGCTGGGAGCGATACCTCCGAGCCGCGCCGGACCTTGAACCCGCTGTTCGTCGAGGCGCTGATGGGCTGGCCCACCGGGTGGACCGGCTTCGCCTCTGTGGAAACGGCGTGGTCCCCCTGGTTGCGGCGCATGCGCTGCGAACTTTGGCAGCTGAATTGCTGGCCGATGGATGAGGTGACGGCATGAGACAGTCACGCTTCATGTCGCTGGTCGAAGCTGTGGCCAACGTGATCGTCGGCTACGGCGTCGCGGTCATGACGCAGCTCTTGATCTTCCCGGTCTTCGGGCTCCACACGACGCTGGCGCAGAACCTGAAGATGGGGGCGGTTTTCACGGTCGTGAGCATCGCGCGGTCCTTCGCCCTGCGGCGGGTGTTCGAGGCGATCCGAACGCGGGCAGCAGATTGAACACTCATACGAGTTCACAGCATGAAGCGAGGCACGATCCAGGCTGAGTAGCCATTTGACGCGGTATTGAAGTCTTCAACCAAGATGTCCCGCTCGGGACCGGGCAGTCGGTTTAACTCATCTTGGATCGCGGCAGCATCGTCGCTGCGGCAAGTCCATGCGCCAATAATCTGGTCTGCTGAAACGGATCCAATAATCTGAACTTCCGCATAGGGATCTGTTGGTAGAAAAGACGGAATACCGGTTTCTGCGCGATATGACTGCCCCTTGAAGCGTGTGGGAGCCATTTCGTCTGAAAACATCCGCTCGAACGCCCATGGACCGCCAAGGAACCCACGGTGATCGCGCATTTCACGGGTAGCGGCGTTTCGAAAACAGAAACGGCAGTTGTGCGTCCAGAGTATACTTGGGTCAATGCGAACTCTCGCGGCTGAACTGCTGGCCAATGGATGAGGGGGCGGCATTAAGCAGTCGCGCCTCATGTCGATGGCCGAGGCCGTGGCAAACGTTGTCGTCGGCTACGTTTTGGCCATGGCGACGCAGATCGTCGTGTTCCCTTGGTTCGAGATCGAGACAGGGCTCGCGGATCATCTGACCATCGGCCTCGCCTTCGTCGGCGTCTCGCTGGCGCGCGGTTATCTGCTGCGCCGCCTGTTCGAGGCAATCCGGGTCAGAGAGACATGATAAGTGTTGGCGCCCCATCAGGGGGGCGCCGTTGAAATCACTTACCCTTACCGCCGCCAGCAGGGCCGTTCGAACGCCCGCCACCAGAAGGGTTGCCCGTCTGGCTCGGCCAGCCGCCGCCATTTCCCTGTCCCTTACCCATCACTCGATCTCCTTTCTATCAGTTCAGAATGCGCAACGTTACATGCGGGTATCACATTGGTGCCCGACACTGGGGTTTCAACCCCTTTCAAACGCATCTATAAATCCTGCCGCGCCCCTCGTCCTTCTCGGATACGATGGTCAGGCCGAGGCGATTCTTCAACGCGCCCGACATCGCGCCGCACACGGCGTGGGACCGCCAGCCGATGGCGGCAACGATCTCGTCAATGGTCGTGCCGCCCTCGGCGCGAAGCATCGCGATCAGCTTCGCCTGCTTTGTGCCCGTGCGCGCGCTGGCGCCGCCGTCCGGCTTGATGCCGATTGCGGCGAGGCCCGCGTCGGTGACATGCAGGAGGATGGCGCGGCCATCCTCGTCGTTGCGCCAGATGCGGTTGAGCGCGGCGTCCGCCTTGGTCTGGCTGTTGGTCGTGGTCTCGGCGATCAGCCCTTGGCGAGCATTGCGCCGACCACCTTGGCGGCGGCGCCGCCGCGCAGGCTCTCGGGCAGCGGCAGGGCGATGCGGTCGTCGCGCTGTGCGGCGGCGCTGAGGATGATGGCTTGGGTATCGGAAATCTTGGTCATGGGGTCGTCTCCGTATTCTGGCCCGCGTCATGCGGCGCCTTCTATGACCCGTTCGCCCGACTTACGCGGTCCCACTGGGGCCACGGTTCGGGCTCACCGCGCAGGGCGCGCGGCGGGAGTTCCGGCAGTGCCGGAGATCAGCGGGCGTGCTCGCCCTCGCCGAAGGCGCTGTCGGTGATGCGCTTCAGGAGGCTGGCGTAGTGTTCGAGGGTGCCGACCATGGCCCAGCCCGCCTCGTCGGGGTGGCAGTTGAAATGGTCGTCGCTGAGCGCCTGCAGGCGTGCGAGCATCTCGTCGATCTCGGCCTTCTTGCCGATGAAGGCCGCGAGCGCGGCTTCCCTGTTCCGGCGCGCCTTCTCGGCGCGGGCCTCAAAGCGCGGGGTGGTGATAGGGTTCAGGCGCGTGGTCATCGTGGTGGCTCCGTGGTGAGTTGCATCGTCCTTCTGAAAGGACGTTCGCTCCGGTGGCGCCGCTTATCAACTCGATAAGCGCATGAAACTGAATGATAATCGGAGCCGTCGATGCGGGGCATGAGCGAGCGCCAGTACGCCGCCCATGTCGGGCTGTCGCGGGGCGCGATCCAGAAGGCGAAGACGGCCGAGCGGCTGGTTCTCTATCCCGACGGCAGCATCAACGCGGCGGCCAGCGACGCCAGACGGGCCGAGACGACGGACCCGTCGAAGACCCGCAAGCCGCCCGCGCCGAAGCTGAAGCCCGTCCCCGAGGCGGCGGTGGCCGCCGTCGGCGACACGCTGCGCGAACAGGGTCTGGCGGTTCCAGCAGTCGGCGGCGGCACAACCTTCCTGCAGGCCAAGACCGCGAACGAGGTGCTGAAGGCGCAGGAGCGGCGCATCCGGCTGCAGAAGCTGAAGGGGGAGTTGATCCAGCGGGCCCGCGCGCTGGCGCTGGTGTTCCGGCTGGCGCGCGAGGTGCGGGACGCATGGGTAAACTGGCCTGCGCGGTCGTCGGCATTGATGGCGGCGGAATTGGGCGTGGAACCGGCCGCGATGCAGAAGGCCTTGGAAAAACATGTACGTGCCCACCTCGACGAACTTGCCGAGGTCCGGCCTGATTTCCGGTGACGATGATGGCCTGACGGAGTTCGATGGCGCAGCAGAAATCCTGCGCACCTGGGGCGCGGGGCTGACGCCTGATCCGGACCTGACCGTCTCGCAGTGGGCGGACCGGCACCGGATGCTGTCGGGCCGCGCCTCGGCGGAACCGGGGCGCTATCGCACCGCGCGCACGCCCTACATGCGCGAAATCATGGACCGCCTTTCGCCCGGCGACGAGATGCAGCGCGTCGTGTTCATGAAGGCGGCGCAGGTCGGCGCAACAGAGGCCGGGAACAACTGGATCGGCTTTGCCATCCACCAGGCGCCGGGGCCGATGCTGGCGGTCCAGCCGACGGTGGAACTTGCGAAACGCAACTCGCGGCAGCGGATCGATCCGCTGATCGAGGAAAGCCCTGACCTTCGGGACCGCGTCAAACCGGCCCGGTCGCGCGACGCGGGCAACACCATGCTGTCGAAGGAATTCGCGGGCGGCATCCTGATCATGACTGGGGCGAACTCGGCGGTCGGGCTGCGATCCACTCCGGCCCGCTACATCTTCCTCGACGAGGTCGACGCCTATCCGGCCTCGGCCGACGAGGAAGGCGATCCGGTCACATTGGCCGAAGCACGATCGCTGACCTTTGCCCACCGGCGCAAGGTTTTCCTGGTCTCGACCCCCACCATCCGGGGTCTGAGCCGGATCGAACGGGAATATCAGGCCAGCGACCAGCGCCGGTTCTTCGTGCCGTGCCCGCATTGCGGCGCGATGCAGTGGCTGAAATTCGACCGCATGCGCTGGCAAAAGGGCAAGCCGGAAACGGCGGAATATCACTGCGAGGCCTGTGACCAGCCCATCGGCGAACACCACAAGACGTCGATGCTGGAAGGCGGCGAATGGCGGGCGACCGCCGTCGCCACCGATCCGACCACGGTCGGGTATCACCTCTCGGCGCTTTACTCGCCCATCGGCTGGCTGAGTTGGGAGCGGATCGTGCGGTCATGGGAAGCGGCCCAAGGGTCGGACGAGGCGATCAAGGCGTTCCGCAACACGATCCTCGGCGAAACCTGGGTCGAAACCGGCGAAGCCCCCGACTGGCAGCGGCTCTACGACCGCCGCGAGCGCTGGACGTCCGGCACGGTGCCAGCGGGCGGGCTGTTCTTGACCGCCGGGGCCGACGTGCAGAAGGACCGGATCGAGGTCGACGTTTGGGCCTGGGGTCGCGGGCTGGAAAGCTGGCTCGTCGATCACGTCGTCATCGAGGGCGGGCCCGGCGATCCGGCGTGCTGGCGGCAGTTGACCGATCTGCTCGGACGAACATGGGCTCACGCAAGCGGCACGCATATGACGATTGCCCGGCTGGCCATCGATTCCGGCTTCGAGACCAGTGCCGTCTACGCCTGGTCGCGGCAGGTTGGGTTTGCACAGGTTGCCCCGGTGAAGGGGCTGGAGGGCTTCAATCGCTCGAGCCCGGTGTCGGGGCCGACCTATGTCGACGCCACCATCGCGGGCAAACGACTGCGCCGGGGTGTCCGGCTCTGGACCGTGGCCACCTCGACCTTCAAGGCCGAAACCTACCGCTTCCTGCGGCAGGATCGGCCGACGGCCGAGGATATCAGCGCTGGTGCGACATTCCCCGCGGGAACGGTGCACCTGCCGGACTGGGCCGACAGCGAGTGGCTGAAGCAGTTGACTGCCGAACAACTGGTGACGGTCAAAAGCAGACGTGGCTTCTCGAAGCTCGAATGGCAGAAGCTGCGCGAGCGCAACGAGGCGCTCGATATCCGCATCTATGCGCGGGCGGCCGCGTGGATCCTTGGTGCGGATCGCTGGCCGGACGCGCGATGGCAGGAGCTGGAAGGGCAGTTCAAAATCATCGAACCAAGTGGCAGAGGGTCCGAAGCACGAGGCGAGAAGCCGCGCGCGCCCCGAAGTTCGGCGCGGCGAAAGACCGTGCGGTCGAGTTACATGGCCTGATCCGGTCTCGATATCAGCGTTCCCGCATCTCGCGGCTGCGCCGGAAGGCTTCGAGCGAGACCTTGCGGCGCTCGGCAATCGCGCGGAGGCGTGCCGTGATCTCCGCCGCACCGAAATCGGTGGGGTGGAAGGGGCCGCCATACCAGCGGACCATGTCCTTGTGCTGGGGGTGGTTGCGTTTCGCGATGGCTTCCAGAAAGTCCATGAAGCCGGACGGACCGCCGACGTCTTCGGGCGGCGCGCGACGTTCACCATCAATGAAGGTGGGATAGTCGATGTCAGGATCAGCAACACCGACGCTTTCCACCGTGATCCGGTGTCGCCAGTCGTCGCCGAAATCGTAGGTGTAGAGAAACTCGCTGACGCCGCGATCGATCAGCGTGCCAAGGCGCATCGATTTGGCCTGATAGGTCTTGCGCGCCCAGATCGCGTCATCGGGGCCGGGTTCACCGTAATCGCGGTCGCCGATCGTGAACTGGTAGAGGTGATACCCCTCCCAGGGCATCACCGCCTGGATCAGCTCGTGCAGCGCCCGCAGGTTGGTGGTGAGGCTGACCTCGATGCGCCGCCAGATCCGCGGCTCGATATGTTCGAGCTCAATAATGATCCGGGCGATTTTCTGAGACATGGCGCAACCTGAACGTGGTTTTGGCGCAAACATAGAAGGCGACGGCCATGGCGACAATCACAGAACTGCGTGCCCGACGCGATGCGCTTGCGGCGCAACGGTCATCTGGTGTGGCGCGTGTCAGTTATGACGGCAAGACCGTGGACTACCGCAGCCTTGCCGAGATCGACCGGGCCATCGAAGTGCTGGACCGCGACATCGCGACTGCCGAGGGGCGCAAGATCATCCGGCAGGTGCGCGTGATCACTACCAAGGGGCTGTGACGCATGGGCTGGCTTGACGCTTTTCGCCGCCGGGGAACCGGTGGCCCTGTCGCTGTGCGCGCGCGGCTGGAAGGGGCGATGTCACAACGCCGGCTGCGGGGCTGGCAGCCGCCGCTGGAAAACATCAACTCGCTGGTTGCGTCGGGCGGGCCGCGTCTTCTGGCGCGGTCACGCGAGTTGGTGGTGACCAACGGCTATGCCGCTAATGCCTGCGAGGCCTTTGCATCAAACCTCGTGGGCGACGGGATCAAGCCGTCGTCGCTGATCGAGGATCCGGTCTTGCGCGATCAGGTTCAGCGGCTCTGGCTCGCATGGACCGACGAGGCGGATGCCGATGGGCTGACTGACTTCTACGGTCTGCAGGCGATGGTGGCGCGCGAGATGTTCGTCGCGGGCGAATGCTTCGTGCGGCTGCGCCCGCGTCGGGCCGAGGATGGGCTGCTGGTACCGATCCAGTTGCAACTGCTGCAATCGGAGATGCTTCCCTTCGAGAAGACCGAGGCCGCCGCTAATGGCAATCGCATCCGCTGCGGCATCGAGTTCGATGCCATCGGGAGGCGCGTGGCCTATCACTTCCGCCGCCGCCATCCTGGCGACAGTACCGATCAGGGCATGACCGCGACCGAAACCGTGCGCGTCCCGGCCGAGGATGTCCTGCACATCTACCGGCCCATCGACGCGGGGCAGATCCGGGGCCTGCCGCATGTGGCGCCTGCCATGGTGCGGTTGTTCCTGCTGGACCAATACGACGACGCCGAACTCGACCGGAAGAAGACGGCGGCGATGTTCGCGGGCTTTATCACCAAGACCGCGCCGGAAGAGCAGTTGATGGGCGAGATCGAGGCGACCGACGACAGCGGTGCGACCGTCAGTCTGGAGCCAGGCACCCTGCAGGTGCTGCTGCCGGGCGAGGATGTGAAGTTCTCCAGCCCCGCCGATGTTGGTGGCGGCTATGAGGCGTTCCAGTACCGCATGCTGCTGTCGGTCTCGGCGTCTCTGGGGCTGCCGTATCACCTGGTCACCGGCGATGTGCGGCAGGCCAACTACTCCAGCCTGCGCGCCGAACTGGTCGAGTTCCGCCGCCGCGTCGAGCAGTTGCAGCACGGGGTGATCGCGCATCAGCTCTGCCGGCCGGTCTGGGCACGCTGGCTGGAAACCGCGGTGTTGTCGGGGGCGCTGGACCTGCCCGACTTCACC